TTACTGGGCAGCTTTTAGCTGCTTTTCCAATGCGTCGATGCGTTTTTTCACGCCAACTTTATCGTTGTAGCCAACCGCAAGGCGGTACAGGCGCAAAGCTTCTTCGGCCTTGCCTTCTTCTTCCGCCTGCTCACCGGCGGCTTTCAGCAGCTTGGCGCGGATTTGATCGGGCATATTGTGTTGATGCAGGCCGCTATCGTTTTTCTCTGTTGCCCAACCAATCAGGATTTTTAGATTATCCGGGCTGATGGCCGCACCCGCCGCCATTTGCTCGGCGTATTGCTCGACAATGATTTCGGGCATAGCGCGTTGATATTCATCGGCCGACTGCATGTTGTGTGACATGGCGAATGCCGCCAGCGGCATAGCCTCGTCCAACAAACCGCAATCGATCATCCATACCAAGATGGTAGGCGTTACTTTGTCATCCTCGGCCACCGCGCCGCTTTCCATCACGCCTTTAATCCAATCCTCGTAATTGGACAGCATGCCGGCTTTGGCTTTCACTTTATCGCTGACGCCCGCAAGGCTTTTCAGGATGGTTTTGTCACCCTGAAGTTGCCGCTGCAAACGCTGATAAACGGTTAACTGCGCCAAATCCATACCCTCGGCCTGCGCGGCCAAACTGGCGGCGGTTTCATCAAAATGTCTTCTTGCCGGACTACTCATTTTTTCTCCATCATGATGCCTGTCTGAAAATCAGACAGGCTTTGATGCGGTTACGCTGCAAATTCTACGTTTTCCACCAGTACGGCGGCGCCGTATTCCTCGACAATGAAATCAATGTTTTTGGATTGGTAGCTTTCCAATTGGTCTTTTTTCGGGTTATCCACCAAGTGACGACGCTCACCGCCGGTTTGATAGTAAATCGACAAATTGGATAAGGGCGTGATAAACAGCGTGCCGGCCGGCATATTCGGCACATACATTACGGGCAGGCCGCCTAATGTGCGCTCTTTGCTCAAGCGGCCGCCCGCTTCGATTTCGGTTGCCGTTTCGCCGCTGGCATTGACGATACGCAGATACTTATCGCCCACCGTGCGGCGGCTTGCCAACACGACGAAATCAGTGCGATCGGCGAAGCGCTCGTCAATCATTTCGTTCATGACATCGGTTACGATTGCATCTAGGTTTTTATACTCTTCTGCGCCCGGGCCGTACTTCACGGCTTTTTTGGCCGTGCCGATCTGATTCGATTCCCAGCCCATTACGCGGGTTTTGTTTTCCTCACGCATTTTTTGCAGCCAGCCTTTGGCCACATCCTGCAACAGCGGGTTTGATGAGAAATTGGAAGTTTTCGCACGGCTTTTACCGTTCATGCCAATGGTGATCATGCTTACGGCAATGGCACTGGCAATACGCTTATTTACACGCGCCGGAAAATCTTTTACGACATGTGCCCAGCCGTCGATTTCGGAATAACGCAGGCGAACATCAAAATTGACCTGTTCCAACACGAATTTACGGCCGTTCAAATTGTGGATGCTGCGCGGCTTGCGCTCGGCTTCGTCATCAGACGTATCGGTAGTAGACCCGATCAGGCCGTTATCCATCCCGATGGTTTCCCCCAGCTTTTCTTCTTTGCCTACGATATTGATTTTGCGCAACAGCTCGCTGGATTGGGCGATTTCGTCATACATTTTTTGCACGGCGCCCGGCTCCACGGCAAAGTCTTGGCTTACTCGATCAACAGCAATGTTGTTTGCTTCGGCAACTGCGGAAAACATCACGGCAATGGCGGCAGCTAATTGGTTGTAACGCATTTCGGTTTATCCTTTTATGTCGATTTCAAATTATGTCGATTTCAAAAAACAGGCTTCGGCTTACCAGCCCACTATTGCCTTATCTTTATCATCCGCGCCAACGTGCGGCTCGCGCTCGCCTGTGTATGCTTCGTTTTCAAGGCGGGCTTTCAGCTCGTCAAATTCTTTGCGCAAAGCGGCAAAATCGCTTTTCTGACTTTCTTTTTCTTCAATCAGTTTTTCGATAAGTTCGGCAGCGGCGGCATATTCTTTCTTCAATTCTTCAACCATGCCGGCATCGGCCCCGCCCGCTTGAATGTCTTCAGTCTGCGGCTCCGGTTTGGCTTCAGGTTCGGACTTACTGAATTTTGCAAGCAATCGGCTGAAAATGCCTTCGGCTTCGGACTTGGTTAACGGCTGGTCTTCGGCTGATGCCGGGGTTTGGTTTTGTGACATGGTTTCACCTTGTTTTTCACTGATTCGATAATCGGATAATTTGGAATTTTTCACACCGGCGGCAAGTACGGCACGCGAGAAATTGGCTGTCGTACCCAAGCTGGCCGGCGTATTTGTGATTGCCAACCCGGTTAGGTAGGCTTTGCCGGTATCGGCAAACGGGGCGGTGATTTCCATACTGGTATAGATTTTTTCGCCCTCATCCCACAGCTCTTGCAAATTCGGCAACACCGACATCTTCGCCAGCAGGGCGGTTTTGGTTTTGTCTTTGCTCCACGGCTCGGCTTTCAGCTCCAACACATCGCCATAGCCGCCGCCCCACCCCGGGAACAGAAAATTAAAATGCTCGAGATTGATTCTCGCCCCATAGATTTCGGGATCGTATTGCTCGGCCATCTGCTTTAGCTCGGCGGCCGATATTTGACGCCCGTCTACGGTTTCGCCGCTTACGCCGATGATGCGCCATTCGGTGATTGTTTTTTCGCCCATAGTCTGCTTTTCCGCTTGTTTCTTAAACTTGCCTACGATTAAGCCTTAATCTTGGCAAGCTCTTTATGCTTGGTCTATTGCGCTGCCTGCTTAGGGTATTTTTTACATCGCAAGCCGCTTTAAGCCTGTCTGAAAATCGCCGATTGTGTAGCTTTGCAACGATGATTTTTTTAAACATGGGAAAAACGGACTATCCAATATCGGCACAGGCAAATCTTGACCCGCGCGTATCCGCCCGGCAGCTTTATTGGCAAGGCTGGCGGATTTCTGATATTGCCCGGCATCTTGGCGTGAAACCGACGGTTATCTATTCGTGGAAAAACCGGGATAACTGGGATGGCGGCACGCCTATGCAGCGGGTGGCCGCCAGTGCTGAAGTAAGGCTGCATTTGTTGGTTAACCAACCGCGTAAGTCGGATGCGGACTATAAGGAAATCAAAAATCTGTTTGCCTTGATGGGCGGCAATATGCGCAAGAGTGAACCGTCTGAAGCGGCGGTTGAAATACAGACCCTCGGCAAAGCGATGCCGGATAATCAGGCGCCGCCGTGGGAACACACGCCGCCGACCATCGACAACCCGCCGCGCGAACGGGCGCAAAAGCGCGAAAAGGTAAGGGACAACCGCAAAAAAGAACATAATCATTTCACGGCGGAACAGATTGTTAGGGTGCAACAGATTTTCCGCGAGCAAATGTTTGACTATCAGCGGTTTTGGTTTGAAACGCGGGTGCGCTTCCGCAATTTGCTGAAAAGCCGGCAGATCGGTGCAACTTTCTTTTTTGCGCGCGAAGCATTGGTTGATGCGCTTGTTACCGGGAAAAACAAGGTGTTTTTGTCTGCTTCGCGGGCGCAGGCTTTTCAGTTTAAGCAGTACATCATCGACTTGGCCGAAATGGTGGGCGTGGAACTCAAAGGGGATTCTATCCGGCTGAATAATGCGGCCACGCTTTATTTTTTGGGCACCAACAGCCGCACAGCTCAAGGCCGGCACGGTGATTTATATGTGGATGAGTATTTTTGGATTCCTGATTTCAAGGAATTGACGCGGGTTGCCAAACCGATGGCTTCTCAAAAGCAATACCGTATCACTTATTTCTCTACGCCGTCGTCTACATCTCATCAGGCATATCCGTTTTGGACAGGCGAACAATTTAACGACGGTCGCGATGCGTCGGATCATATCAAGCTTGATGTGTCGCATGCAGCATTGATGGGCGGTATGGCTTGCGCCGACGGGCAATTCAGACAGATTGTTACGCTGGATGACGCGGAACGCGGCGGATGTACGTTGTTTGACCGCGATCAATTGTTGCTCGAAAACTCGCCGGCGGAATTCCGGCAGCTTTTCATGTGTGAATTTGTGGAAGCAGGGGATTCGGTGTTTGCGTTGACCGATCTGCAAAAATGCACGGTCAGCTCATGGGATGATTGGGAAGATTTTTACAAGCCACTGGCAATCCGCCCGGTTGGCAATCTTCCGGTTTGGATCGGATACGATCCGACGGATTCGGGCGATGCGGCGGCTATGGTGGTGGTTTTGCCGCCCCGATTTAACGGGGACAAATTCCGCATCATCGAGCGGCATATGCTACACGGTAACGATTTTCAGGCGCAGGCTGATTTTATCCGTAAGGCGTTTGATCGCTTCCGCGTGGAAAAGGTGGTGATTGATAAAACCGGGCTTGGTGCGGCGGTTTTCCAATTGGTGCAAAAGTTTTTTCCGCAAGTTATCGGGGTGAATTATTCGCTGCCTGAAAAGTATTTGATGATTAATAAAATGCATGCGCTTATCCGCGCCAAGCGGGTTGAATGGGAAATTGATCATAAGGATATTACAGCAGCATTTTTAAGTATCCGCACGGCAACAACCGCCAGCGGTAAGCAGGTGACTTATGAATCTGGCCGCTCTAAAGAGTTAAGCCATTCCGATGTTGCGTGGGCAGCTTTACAGGTGTTTTATCAGGAACCTTTGGACGGTGTGATTTCCGGGCGTGGTTCGGTGGATATTTATTGAGGATTTTAGGATGATTGTTGATACTAAGGTTGATGTGGATGCGTTTAGCTTCGAGGATTTCACGGGCGAACACCGTTTATTTGATTTTATCGGATGCTTTGACAACGGGCATTATTTTGAAACGCCGGTATCTTGGTTTGATTTGGTGCGGCTGTTAAAAACGGGCTTGCATCATGCCAGCGCAGTACAGGCGAAAATCAATATTCTGAAAGGTACGTTCGAGCCTACGCCCTATCTTTCGCGCTCGGAATTTGAAAAGCTGGCTTTTAATTTTTTGGTGCTGGGAAATGGTTATCTTGAGATTCAGCGCAACCGCTTCGGCAAAATGATTTCGGTGAAAAACAGGCTTGCACTATATATGCGCCGAGCATCCAACTTGCAGGATTTTTGTTATATGCGTAATGACTGCATCGGCGCCGCGCATTATGAAAAGATTCCGGGTGAAGATGTTATCCATATCATGCAACCGGACTTGCAGCAGGAAGTTTACGGATTGCCCTATTATTTATCGGCTATGGATTCTGCCGATCTTAATGCGGCAGCTACAAAGTTCCGCGTGCGGTATTATAAAAACGGATCACACGCTGGCTTCATACTTTACTCAACTGACACGCAGATAGATGAGGAAGGCTGGGAAAAAGTGAAAACACAACTCCGAAATTCAAAAGGCGCCGGTAATTTTAAAAATATTGTGCTGCGCGCCCCCGGCGGCAACGCGGAAGGGCTAAAGCTTATCCCGATCGCGGAAGTGGCAGCCAAAGATGAGTTTCTTAACATTAAACAAGTAAGCGCTGAAGATATGTTGGCTATTCATAGGATACCACCCGCACTAATGGGGATTGTACCCAAAGCAGCCGGCGGCTTAGGTGATGCGATGACAGTAGCGAAAGTCTTCGCTAAAAATGAAGTGGCGCCAATGCATCAAACCTTCCTTGATGTTAACGATCGCATCGGACTTGAGGTATTCAAATTCACCCCCTATCAAATCGACGACAACGCGACCGACAAATAA